CATGGCCTTCACAAATAAGCAAGACAGAAGTCATTCGTCCATTGATGCATCGTAACAAGATTGAGATACTCACACCTTTCCGAGGGGATTCGATTACATTGGTGAATGCAAATCAAAATAAGGGCGTACAACAGTTCATAGATTTGGCGAAGAAAATGCCTACACGCAAGTTTCTAGGTGTACTACCATACTATGGAGAACTACGCGTTCCACAGTCTCCTGGCAATATAGAATGGGTTCCATTTACAGAAGATATTCGAGACGTTCTCATACGAACTCGCATCCTTTTGGTGCCGAGTTACTATGAGAGTTTTGGACGTATTGCTGTTGAAGCTATGATCAATCGTATACCGGTGGTGTACTCTAGTCCAGTGAAGAATTCGATATACCCCGGTGGTAGCACAGAAGGTCTGGAGGAATGGATTCAACCTGTTGGAATCGGATGTTCTCGCGACAACATAGACGAATGGGTACTTGCAATTGAATCGTTGGATGATGAAGAGGTCTATAACAAGAAAGCAGAGGATTCCCGCGTTCATATCGAGTCTATGAACATTTTCACCGAGGCTGTTCGGATTGCTCAACTTGTGGAAGAGTTTTCTCGAGCACATCCATTTGTGCAACAGGTATCACAACCTCAGATTCAGGGACGTGAGACGACTGCTCAGACAGGGCGTCTTCGAGAACCGGTGGCACAAGTGGGCTTTTCGAATGGGCGACTGAGAATACAGCGTTAATTTGATTCTGGAGCCACCGACCTTTCCGGCAACGGGCTTCCTGCTCTGAAGTAAGACCCGTATGAACTGTAGGCTTTCTTGGAATGTACTTCTCGCCCGATACGACAGGGCGATCCATAAGAGCATCCACAGCCCGCCACACTTCCTTGTGTTTCGCAAGTGCTTCTTCTGCTTTTTCTCGGCTGACATTTGCTAGGTGCATGACTGTCTCCTCCATTTATCTCCATACGTTCTCTCGTTCTAAACCTTTAGACGACAGAACGAACTGTCATTGCAACAGGTTTCCCCGGCTTTGTAAACCGAACCACATGAAGGACCCCCCCTACAATGTAATCTGTGTACTCGTCCTTCTTCTCCTCATGTATCTCCACAACAACACTCTTCTCCTTTGCCTCTGCGAGAAAGGCATCCACATCCTTGTTCTCATAGAAGTTCATGGCGACCTCCATTGCTATATCTTCACTCATTCTATTTGATACATCCAAAGAGATTGTAAATGCCTTTTCTTGCGAAGTGTATAAATGAGATTTATTGAAGACTTATGTCCACCTGCTCTTCTGTACTTGCTGTTCCTTGTCATTCAGTTGGGTCTAGATGCTTCCTTGGGCATGTGGGCGACATTGGTCATCAAAGCCATCCTTGGACTTGCAACTGTCATTGTCCTAGATGTTCTATGTGGAATTGAATTGGGAATCGTATCTTGGTTCTTTGTGGCAATTCCTTTTGTTGTCACAGCCTTGGCCACCTCTATTGCAATGGCAACTGAGTTCGATGACATTCTCCTTCATCGTATTAAGGAAACATTTGTTGACCCTGATGCGCGAAAGAACGACCTTCCAGAAGATACAGACAATCCGTCAAAAAGAATGGATTACAGCGATAGATCTGCGTAAAGTACAATAGAATGAGGACCTATGATAGAATAATGGATCATTCCTCGGATTTCATGAATGACATCTCTCGCTTATTCTTAATAGTGATGTTCTCCCTTCTGTCCAAGGCAGTGTCTGGATATTATGCTGTAAAAGACAAGTACTTACAATACACGTACTCCTCAGACAAAATTGGACCTCACAACAGATATCTTATAACAGATGGAAAGCGAGGTGAATACCAGGGAGACACACACGTTCCCTACCAATCTCTGTACATAGAAGAGTGGATCGATAGCAAGGGTCGTCAAAAGAACATTGTTCTCCATGAAGGGGATGAAATTCCTACGTACTGGACGATTACTCCATTTCAGGGCATACCTGCGAGGTGTCCGTGGGTATGGATAGGAGATATAGAAACTGAAGTTGATTTGACAAATGAGTTTGATCTATTTCTTGTTGCTGGAAATAAGATACTATCTAGTCTTGTACAGAATCATACACATTTGATTTATATTGAAACAGGAACGTTAAAAGAGATAGAATTTCCAAGTGATGGAATAACAATCGAAGAAGATGTTGACTAAGCCGTTTGAAATCGCAGAGCGATATATACAGCTTCGGACACGATGTATGCCCCCTTCATGGGGTGATACCGCGATTCTATGTAATGAATTAGTACTAGGACCTCTGATAAGTTTAGTGTTCTTGTTTCTCGGATCTACGGATCCAATTATGATTTTCTCCGCAATCACACGCACATACAGTGCTTGGTGTGAATGGGAAGAGTTCCATTCTCTTCGGAGTGTGATGCAAGACATGTACTTACATGTAGCTCTCCATGGTGGTCCGCAAATTTCCACCAACAACCCTATGTACTTACCATATGTATATGCGGATGCGATGGTTAGACTTGCATAACACCATCCTTCCCTGTTCTATGGGGAATATCGGCTGGGACTTTCACAGGGTATCCCTGGTATGCCCCATAGGTTTGACTCCCGGTTGGAAATCCTGGAATACCTCCTACAAATGCGGCGCCCATTGCACCCGCATTGTACACACTCACCCCTCCTCTCATCTTACGACTCTTCTTACCCTTCCGTCCCTTACGAGTCTTACGAGTCTTACGACGTCCTCCCGTAACCTTGGCATTGGTGTCAGGACTTGTTCCGAACGGATCGTGTACCCTCTGTCCACTGGATGAACTATACGGTGCCGATGTGTCTACACCACTCCATTCCATAGCACCTGGACTGATAGCACCTACTGGTCCATATTGAACGCCGCCACGAAGCTTTCGGGTTCTACGAGTCTTCTTCTTACGACCACCTGAGAGTGCTCCACATGTTCCCATTTACTCCTTGGCAGGAAGAAATACCCCCATCGTCCCAGGCTCTTCATCATAATATTCCCATCCATGAATCAGTGTATCCTGCGGGGCATCCAACAGTACAGCTGTGAGGTCGGTTTGATGAAACGCATCCACCAAGCCTGCAAGAACTTTCGTACGTTCACTGTACGGCATCGTATTGTACACACATCTTCCATTGAGATACCGAATATCACATGCTATATACAGGTCAGGCTTCAGCTGAACGACCCGTATAACAGTATCGGAAAAAAGCCGTTCATCCATAACAATAGAAATGGGAATTGGTGTATCGTGTCTATCTACGAATATTGCAACAGGCATACTTTCCTCATTATGCGTTAGCAGAATCCATCCCGGGTTTCCCACGTATTGAGGTATCTTCAGGTGGTGGTGGTCCTTTACGAGCCCCTTCTTCGCGTGGGGCTTCCACGGGCAAAGGCGCTGTAAACGTTGGAAGGGTGACATGCTGTTGCTCCTCTGGTACTAGTATAGGAGCAGGTGTGAAAACCTGCTGTTGAGGAATCACCTGTTGAAAGGAGGGAATAGGAGGGGGGTATAATGTCCGTACAACCCAGAAGACTGTAAAATGTGCGATAACAATCACGAGTAATGTTCCCACGGCAACAGACAGAAGTTCTTGTAGTTCCATGTTTGTTTTGAAGGCATTTTTTATAGGTGTAAAACATACCGCAATGCCATCGAATCCTTTACACGAACAAGAAGCCGCATTGGACGCACAAGTGGATGTAATCTATCGTTGCTGTAAGACACAGATAAACCTAGATACGTTGATCCCCACTTGTCTCGCCATTGCATCGGAGGTACAGGGATGCTCCCAGTTGAGAGGAAAGGAAAAACTTGTTATCCTACAGAAGGTTCTTCGACATGCGGTTCATGAAAGCAAAAAGTCAGTCGAAGAGAAAGAACAACTTGTTCATGTGATTAATACAATCGTTCCATTGGTGATCCAAGCAGCTATTTTAGCTTCAAAGAGTCCTATTGTCTCACATGTTCAAAAGGCATGTGTAGGCTGTTTCGGTACGTGCACTCCAGCTAAGAAAGTCTTGTCAAGTGTATCCTCTACAACCAAAGTCGAATAAGTGCACGTTCCACAGTGATCTTCATTTGCCCATTGGGTCTTGATAGAACGTGTCTTTTCACAGGTATCTATTTTCCATCTACCCAGATAGACGATTCTATCCGGCTGTAGATAGTACGATATTTTTCGAAACGCGGGTCTGAGAAAGGTATTCATGGTACAGTATTATGTTCCTTATAGAACTGTTTCCGTTTTCTCTATGAATATGAAACGCTCATAAGGAGACGTCTCTTCCATCCACACATGGGGGCATGTACTGTACACGGTGACTCGGGCACATTCAGTTGCGTATCCTCGTGAAAAAACACTCACATCTGTCTTGTTTTCTTCGTACGCTATGCTTCCATCCGGTAGAGACAAAAAACGAGAGATTGTCTTTTCCTGTATGTTGTACCTTCGAAACCCAAGAGATAGAAATCGGGTTTCATACACACGAATTGGTGTAGTACTCTTCCACGTCTCTGGAAGTTCGGTGCCGATTGTAATCTTCATTCCTATATTTCCACAGTGTTTGCGAAAACGATACGCTTGAGTTCCTCGTCGTCATGAAGAGCAAGATTCATCTTGACAACACCTCGTTCAATCATGTCGTGAATATGCTTCCACTTCTCGGGGTCATTGTCGTAGACTGTATGGCGAGTTGTCTTATCCGGGAATCTCTCGATCAACTCTGCGTCCATCGCATTATATAGTATCATGTAGCATCGCATCTGAATCTCATCATACAAGGGAACAGTTGGCCAAGCGCGCGTTCTATCCTTGGAATCTACAATTCTCCTTTGTTCCGCAACAAATCCATCGCATCGGCCTGTCAAACGATAGGTTCCGTAATCCTTCGTAATAGTCTTTGTATTTCGCTCGATTACCTTTACCTTCCGAACTGTCTCATATGTATCTAGAATCTTCTCTTCATTATTGAGTCCTCGTTGTTTCGACACACTTCCACGCACTTCTTCTGCCAGACGCACGCGAAGTTCCTTGGGAAGACTATCATGACGTAATGCCAGAACTGCAGTCGCTCGTTGTTGAACATCCTCCAATACAGACGACACATCTGTGGTCAGTTTTGCGGCATTCAACCCACCTGCGATACAGTCTCGAATAGCATTGTCTCGTAGAATTTCATTCACAACCGTACTATAGGACTGGCGATTGAACTGTGACTGTATCTCTGCTATCTTCTTCTTTCCACACAAATCTCTTGCGAGTAGCTCATACATGATTTCATTGGAATTTTGGTACTTGTGCAGTCCGATAAAGCCGGCTACCTTTGAGGCAGAAATTTCGAGGATCATTGTATGGTCTATTATCTAGGCAGTACTGGATCCGTTTTATAGTCCAATGCCATAAAACGTCAATAGAGCAAACACACTTGAATGCACAACCAATCCCCAGGTAGTTGGGCAACCAGAAGCTGACGCAATACGCCCTAATAGACCTCCTAGCACGCTATCAACCAACGTGTAGAATGTTGGATTGGATACAATAAAAAACATCAGTCCCGCCACAAGTGCCTGTATTAGTTTTCCGCTCATTTATGTGTCTAGGTAGAAAAACTCTTTTGCGTTCGCGTGATAGCATCCAGCCATCCAGGGATTCCATTGAGGATATTGGCAACTGCAAGAGATTCTCCAGAGACAGGTGTTGTATCGATAGAAGGACCTTCGCAGACAAGAACAATAGCAGCCGTCACCAATGCCTGACGAGATTTGGCATCGGATGGGCTCCATCGCAGACAGTACATTCGATAGATCGCTTCTATATAAGGTCTCGCTGCAGGTTGTGTTTGTTTACGAATTGCTTCCCAGAATATCCATACACTATGTGATCCATAGGTGACTGTGATGTACTCGTCAGATCGATTTGCAAATAACAACGTCTGTTTTGTATGTTTCTTATGCTCTCGAGCAAATGTATACACCCATGACATCCAGTACAATGCCCGTGCTGAATCACGAACGTCTTGTCGTAAGCAGTATACAAATTCATTAATTGGAATTGCAACTGTCATAGGATCATCGCGACGAAGGACTAGTTTTCCATACAATGTAGAGGGTGCTTTCAATGATTCTTGAATCGTCACAGGATCAAAGTCATGATGAAGCTTGAGAGTAGGAAGTACAGGGAGCTTGCTTTTACGACATAAAGACAAGACTGCACCTGCCTTACAAACCAGTGTGCGAACATCTATATTGTTGCGAATCGTTGTCATGTCACGAACCGAGTACCCAGTCTCTATGGGAGAGTACACCTCATATGCTGAGGCCAAGTATAAGAATATACTTGGTTGTGCACGATTAACATGAAGAGCCGCACCTTCAAAGAGTGTAATCCAGAGAGTATGAACTAATCCTGAACATAGGAGTTCCAATGACCAGTAACACGTATAATCTGCGTGTCCGAGTTGAATGTTTTGAAGGAGAACCTTCGTAACATGCGATCGTATATGACCACAGAATGTTGTTTTTTGAAAGTCTATGACGCTCCGAGGATCTATAATCTCCATTACTGAATTGATAGAGAGTAAGCACGAGGAGCAACCGCACGAGTGGATGAAAACTTTTTGAATAATAAGTAGATAACATACAGTAATGAACAAATAATCGCACCATTCAGAAGAATATCCAACCAATCCCAAATACTTACAGTGGTTTCTTGCACGCGATCACGACGTTCACGATTAATCGCACCTTGAACCTTTCCAAGTTGTTCTTTGAAGGTATCGGCTGCATATTTGACTTCATCTTTCAGACTCAACACTCTATCTTTGAGTCCATTCACAACATCCACTGTCTTCCTCTGATTATCATACTGGCGAAGTGCGTTCGATTTTGTAGCAAGGAGCTTGTTGATCACAGGTTGTACTTCTGCTTTCAAGAGACGTTGTTTCTCTTTTTCTTTCCATGTCTCTCCTTCCTTCAGTGTGTAATATGAGTTTCGCGCCTGTTGATAGGCATTTGGTACTTCATCACGAACATTCTCAGCGTCTTGTAATTTCTGAAATGCATCTCGTAATTTTACATCCTTGCCAATCTTCCCATCCAGTATCACAAGTTCACCCATAAATCTATCACGTTCCTTGGTAAATCCTGAAAACGCAGCCTGATCGACTTTCTGTAGATCTTCCATCGTACTTCCTGTAAAAGGCACGGCAGCCACTGTGTTCAACAGCACTGTACGCTTTGGATCTGCTGTATATGTGCATTGAAATCCGCTGTTTACGCTGGTTCGTTGGTATCCTTTTTCAGATGGACATGGCATAATACAAGCTAAATTTCCTACACTCTGAAAAGGGGTCGGACATTTTGGAAAGGTGTTCCCCATTACTCATGTTCGTAGAAAGAAACCAATCGCAACTCCCACGGATAACAGTAGAAAGGATATGCTATTAGCATACGTAAGTGGAAGAACAATATAACTAAGAAGAACCAGCACAACCAATAGCAATGCAAACTGAATGAAGTACAAACTTTGTTTTCCAATCTGTATGATTTCCTGACGTTCCTGTTCTAAGTCAGACGAAGGAGCCGTAGGTGGGCGTTTAGTTTTTAAGGTATTCTTTATCTTTCTTAATTCATCGGATACCATTCTCGAGTTCTTAAACATCTTTTCATCATTTCCAATCCTTGCATACGTTCGAACATGCTCGTCTCTATTGTTGAGCAATGAATCAGTGGTTTTGATTTCCTCTATAACTTTTGTCGTTTCTTCTATGACCCGTCTCCTTTCATTTTCATACGTTGTAGGTATCTCCTCTCCACTTATTATAGGCGGCAATAATGTGAGCTCAATAGATCGGTTCCTTACCAAATGAATACATTCATTCCCCACATTTCTAAATAGAGGCGGGCACTTTGCTTGACACTGGAAGAATCCTGCTGTTTGAAATCCATCGGGACAGGAATGATTACCACCCATCTCTCTTACTTACGGTTGGGAACTATTCCATTGAGGATTCCATACAGGGGTGCAATCAACCTGGCTTGGGTAGAAAGTTCATTGGATTTCCACCCTAGTCGGGGTGCGGCGCCTACACCGTTGTTTATATACGGAGCCACCATAGCCGCCATACGGAGATAACGGGTATGATCAGAGGCATCTGTTGTAAGTCGTACATGTCTTGGAGTGTTCAGCTCAAGATACGAAGTCACACCCATTTTGTTTACTAGGAAACAAGAGAATGTCTACCGAGTTTGACAGAGTTGTTGTAAATTTCAGAGAAAGCCTCCTTCAGTACAAAGTCACGGGTCAACCTGTATTCAAACAGCAGTATGAGAACGCAGAGAAATGGTTGAACGACTATGTAGGTGCTCTACAGACCAACATCCAACGAGATGCAAACTATATAGATAAGTTTGCAAAGGACTATGAGAATACCAACCCTGATCTTGTGAAATTTTCCAAAGAGATCGCGAAGGCACGGAAGAAGGGCCCTGTTCTACAGGACGTATATGAAGGAGAAAAGATAGCTCGGAGTGAAGCCCCAATAGACGAAGGGTCATACTATACAAAGGCAGCAGTTGTAGGAGGTATACTTGCGATAGGTGCAGTTGTGTCTTTCTTGTGAGTCATGAACAGCAAGTACATAACAATGACAAGTGTCAATATGAAAAAGAAAAGTAAGTACATATTCAGTTGACCATCACCTTCAGATGCTTCTTCCTTCCGAATTCGCCGCAGTGTCGCCAGCCTGTCTGTATTTGACAAGAGACCATTGTAGTCTTTCTGGATTTGACGAAGACGGGCTAAGAGCTCATCTCGTTCTTTTTCCACAGGTCTTGTATTCTTTTGTAAAAAAGTGAGTTTTTCAATCATACTATTCAACGTTTTCGTGATTGACGCATTCAACTCACGTAAGCCAGGTATATCTCCTTTTTCAGCCAATTCCTTGTACTTGTCCATCTGTGTAAAGTACTTGGTCTTAAGATCCTCCATTGTTTTCACGCAACATTTACATCGGGAACACAGCATCGATAATACATATCCGACCCAGCAACATCACTGTGTCGGATCACTTCGATAATATCCCCAGGACGACCTCCTATCCACTTTACCATTGGATCATGAGAGTCTATCCATGGAAGTTGATTCCCTGGGTCACTGAGATTGTATGTTTTTGACAACGTTGTCTTTTCATCTTCCTTGAGAATCCTATGAGGCATCGCGAGTCGATGTGTTGTGATATCAAATCGTAGCTCACCAATATGAAAGAATTGAATCATGGTATCCTTTGTAAGATTCTTGACTGTTTTCAGGACATTCTCAGACGGTTTCACTAAGGCAACGAGAACAATACCATGTGTATAGTCATTGCCGGTTGCAAACTCTAGAATCTTAGCAACATCTCGATCCACCAATCCCTTGTCTTTCTGACTAAACACAATCAGTTGCTTACCAATCGTATACAAATTCACCTTGTCGAGTACGTCTGTTACCACACGCTCTGTCTTGTTGTCTAGACCACGTCGCCCCAACATGATTCGCAAAGTCTCGAGTGCCTTATCTTCGTCCATTCTTGTCTTTTGTATCAGACAGAAAGCTATTCGTTTTTTCACGACAAGTAGACAATGATACATTGGCTCCTATTGGGAATTGCCATTCTTGTTGTTGGACTTGTGATGATTAAATCAAAAGAGAAATTCGAACCCGAGTTCTTAGATAAGAGTCAGATACGAAAGACTATTCGTAAGGAAGACGCATCGTATGCCCAGACAACGAATCATATGGAGTACGCTCCCTTTTCTATGGGACCTATTGCGGGAACAGAGACACCCTTTCAAGTAAACCAATATACGTCGTATGTGACGTAAGAAAGGAATGGCACCCAGATCAAAAATGTGTACTGTGATACAATCTCCCTATAGGAAAACATTGATACCAAAGGCATTGCGGGAACAGGTATGGATACGATCGATAGGAAAGCGATATGAAGGGAAATGTATGGTGACATGGTGTGCAAATCGTATCAATGTATTTGATTTCCAATGTGGACATAACATTCCAGAGAGTAAAGGAGGAGACACCACTCTAGAGAATCTTCTTCCTATTTGTGGACGATGTAATATTAGTATGGGAAATCGATATAGCATTGATGAATGGAGTACAAAGTTCGCACCTAACCAGAAGCGATGGTTCTGTCTTTTTCAGCGATAAACATCTCCTCCCAATGGTTAAGAGGAACAATCCGATACCCAATTGAATGGATGTACGCAAACAGTTCCCTCCGCAAACGACTAGCAGGAAGACCTTCTGCGTCGCGTGAGTCTTTCCATGCCTCAAACAGGATAGTCGGATAGTTACTCTTACGGAGAGTCTCCTGTGCTCCCTCCAGTACATCCTTCTCAAACCCTTCTACATCAATCTTAATCAATCCAACATTTTCAATTCCAAACGAATCTAATGTTGTGATTGGAAGAACCGTCTTTGCAAATCCTTGTCCCGAAAGATTAAGACAAGTATTTGAACCTCCATCCAAGGGAGACCGGAAGTAATAATCAGTTGTCCCTGTGCGATTTCCCATAGCGGTCTTGTGAACATCTATCTTGTAATCTAACTCTCGGAGAGCAATATTGGCACATAACATGTTGTGAGTGCGTGGACAACACTCAAAACTATGAACACCTGCGCAAGCTGTTGCCAGACCCATAGAGTATGTTCCAACATGCGCACCAATATCTAGAAATACCTTGGATGGATCAATCAGAGATTTTGCCCACTGAATAATACCGTCTTCGTAGTTTCCTCTTGCTGCCCAATCCCGTGCGATAACCTTGTCTGATGGAAAGAATGTACAATCCTTGCGTATCTTGAAAAATACCGGATCGTCTGTCTCGAGTGAATATTCCTTCAGGCAGTACATTTCTCAGTATAGACATACATTGTGTAAACCTTGTTTGATCAGGGAATTTCTATAGTACCAAATAAGGTGTGACGTTTGTTCTTCGCTTAGTATGCTATATCCCATCTTCCATGATTTCCATAAGCAGATACAGCCTTTTAAACATGTTATGTAATCAGACGCTTCGTAGCTGTGTTTGATAAGATAGTTCAATGGCTTCTGTGGACATTCGCGTACAAACTCATAATTGGTTATCATTTCGCTATAGTCACCATAGTATACATCAAATATACTTGGGTCGTCAAAATACACCAATGAATATAGTTGTTCATCCGCATGACCATATCCTTTGTCTACACATTGAATAAATGTAGATTCCATGCGATCACAAAATGTCTTCATATAATAGGCATTCCCCGTGAAAAAACCACTACACATTGAACAGTTTCCATTTCTCATGACAGTGTCCATGTAATTGTCGCGAGGTTGGTAGTCAATATAACATGTCGAGAACTTATCGCGATTGATATCAAATACACGGTCTAATTGTGTCAAGTTCTTCCAACCCATTCGTTCAATACAAATATTCAACCATGCAAAATGAGTGGAGCCAAATGGATTCTCTTCAAGTACTTGTTTCAACATTGCGTATCGAGCCATACATAGAAGATAATAAGATGCGGTATTTCTGTCATCTTGACTTGGGATAGTTTTCCTGTTCTCAAGTATCCTATCTCGGTATTTGGTGAGTGGAAAGTCTTCAAACGACATTGGAATGCATTTCGTCTTACAATGGGACGGTCTCTTGCTTAGAATTGTTTCCACATGTCGAGGTTCACAGAAAATCACGAGGTTCTGTTCTAAGGATAGAGTAGCAGTTGCGCTTTCTAAGTAATGTGTGAAGGGTCTAGATTTTATAGATGCAGACGCGTCAGGCATTTGCGTAAGATCAAAATACGCAGTAACAACAGTATAGTTAGAAGGAGTCTTCTGGGGTAGATCAAATCGTACAATACCTGTTCCAGACCAATGTCCGCGACTTGTTACGTCTAGTTTATGAGAAGACGGAATCTTATACCAAAAATTATCTCGCATCTCCTTAAAATACCAAATATCATCGCAAACAAGTGTTCCAGTATAGTTATTGTCACGTAGCCATTCATAAAAGGCATACTCGTGTGTTCCTTCATGTGGGTCAATATCCAACAGAATAAGAGGAGATGATAACAATATATCTTTCCATGTGTCTCTTCCATTTCCTATAAGAAGATCATCCACAATATAGTGTATATTCTCGCGCTGTGGTCTACCTATCTTATCTACAATATCGAATGATAGAACTGTATTCGTAGAATTATAGGAAAGCGCCAGAGCAGACATTCCACAATGAGTGCCAATGTTAATAATTGTTTTCCCGTAGAATTGAGACGATAACTGAGCAAGTAGACGATAATGTTCTCGTCCTTCAACCTCACAAAATTCTACATGGGAAGAAAGACTTTCTACCACAGGATGCGTATATGGAATGATGGTATCGTCATGAGAACCAAAGAACCATCCCATGTCAAGACCGTCCTTCTCCAACATATTCCATACATTCACTTCCCATGTAATACTAGGCTGTATCTCAAGAAGTTTTGCACACACTCTGTTGTTAAGTTCTTGAATAAGACTTTCATGTATCATCAAAAATCCACCTGCGAACCTCCAATCTATACCGTCGCATGGATCTTTTATTTCCGATTCCTTCAAAATACCTGCTGTTCGGATACATGGAAAACATGGCACTTTGATATGTTGGAGTCTCATAAGTGTCTCAACTGGATGTTTCATCACATGTTCGATACCAAAATCTATCCAGACAAACCAACTGGTCTGAAATGGATTCTCCTGTGATGCCCTATACAACCATTCTGTTTTTGCATTCATAATCTTCATATATTCACATGTGTCGTAACAAGAAACAATATATGGAAGAGTACTAGTGTCTGGTATATTCTTACCAACCCATGTATCTTCTAACGATACCCTATACACACGAACATGAGGTGGAAATGTCCACGTAGAACGTTTATCTAAGAACAATACAATTGGAATGTTCAACTCAACTATAGCATCAAAATGCCGCTTATATTTGTCACATGACCTTTTTTGATTGGATCCGTGAAGAAAGGCCGTCACGAACGTGATAGTCATTTCCTTATATAATCAAATGCTTCGTAAACTACTTTCACTCACAACTATAGTATATACCATGGATACTATTGCTTTTTACACATGTTTTCTAGGAAGTAACACAAACTGGGCAAACGTAATACCTCGCGTTCCGTCTATTGACGATGATTGTTATTACTTTACAAATAACCCTGATACATATTCAAGATTGGAAAATTCGGGATGGAAGCGCGTTTGGCTCAACATTCCGATAGAAAATGACAATATACGCGACTGTATGAACACAAAACACTTGCGATGTTGTCCACACGAATATGAAGTCCTTCGTGCGTATACACTTCTTTGTTGGATTGACTCAAAGATTGAGATTACTGACATTCAAAAAGTGTATGATATGGCACATTCGCTTAGGGGAACAAAGGTAATTGCTCTTTGCAGACATCCTATCCTACATGTAGATGTATGGGGGGAATATACGTTATCATTACAGTATGAAAAATACGCCAAGCAACAAAAACAATATGAAACGTACATAACAAAAAAACTTGAAGAAGGGTATTCTACTGCACCCTTACGGCATCATGCTGGGTTTAGTGTACGAAGACAATGTGAAAAAATGGAGGAAATCGGGAATATGTGGTATGCCCATATACAAGAATGTGGAATTCAAGACCAAATTAGTTGGCAATTTGTTGCTCAACGTTTCAAGGACTCTATCGAAGAGTTCGAATGTCAATACTGCTGGAAACATCTTTAGATATCAAGTATTGTCTTTTTCTTCTCCTCCACACTAGGTCGTGTCCCATTCGCACGATGATCTAGCACTTGCTCCCATACTGACGTAAGTTGCTCAATATGCGAGGATAACCAGAGAGGATCTTTGGGTACAAATCCTTCTATGATAGACCCTAGCGCCCAGTACACAATCTGTCCATCTTCTGTTGTAGGATCTATATCGTATTCCACTCTTCCATCCTCGTACACGACAAAGAAGCCTTTCTTGTCTGTGTTGTGAATCCATTCATTGTACTTGAGCTGTTTGAACCGGAATTCTACATATTCACATTCATCAATTCCGGTACATTCCATCTGCATCTGCATTTGGTGAATATATCCAGGTGGAATCTCTTCCTTGGGAGCACGACTAATAGGACACTTAAACTCTACCAGTCGTCCATAGCGCTTCATATCAGTAGGATCGTTTGGAACAATCAATCCATCTGGAGACGCACCCAGGAACTTGTGAATAGGATGCTGAACACATGACACGTCTGTAATCCTACAATGTGTCTTGTCTTCATACAGTTGTTTTGCGATAGGTTCAAACCGAGTTCCCCATAACAGCGCTGTAATAGGAGGACCATCACCCACCACACGTGTTTCTAATTTACGCAAGATGATGTCTCTACGAGAAGAATCAGTCCCAAAGACTTGGTAGGCTTCTGAAGCAGTAATCATTTCATTTCGTTTGGCATGCCATCCATCTGTTCGTTGATCATTGGCACCGTACATTCGGAGCACTCGTTCGTAACATCTGTCTCGATTCCACAATCGTCCGACTTCCCCGAGCATGAGTTGGTTGACAATGATATACACCTGGCGTCGGGTTCTGTAATAGGATATCTCTGGTTGAAGAGTCCGGCAAAACAAGCAGAATTGTTTGATTCTATGGTTGAGATGTGTGTAGGGTCTGTTGTCAAGCAACCATTCTGTAAGTCGTTCTTCCATTGCTGTTCCATGAGACTAGAGTTTGGAAGTTCGTTTTTCACTTCAATATGCGGCAGCCGCCAATCGTCCTTGCCGTATTCGGGGTTCAACGTGCCTTCCAAAATCTTCGTCTCATCCACCAACTTGACCTTCATATCGTTTACGATAAGATGGAGTTCTTTCTGACATACGATTTCCTCTTCGATATCCACTCCGAAATTGGAACTATACTCGGCAAAATCGAGTAGACCACGATAGTATGTACGTACCGGTTTGATCTCTTCCTCAACGCTTCTTGCCTTGTTGAAGTCAATCCTTCTTCCCGAAGCATTGTATTCCTTCTTGCGCTTCAGGAGTTCTTCTTCCCACTTCTCTCTACGTTCTTTTTCAGCTGCCTCCATTAGACGAAACTGCTCGTGTACATTCTCTTCTGTTTCAGGATCGACCATTGTGTTCGCAAGGAATGTGTGATATGCTTCTTCAGCGATATGATTCTCCATTTTCCTCTAACCCATTTTCAATGAGTAAACCTAATCTATGTATGGACATTCAAAGCAAAGACCAATTAGTTCTTCATAGACTCGGAGGATTTTACAGCAAACCGGACAATCTAGCACGGGCAAAGGCAATCATATCCGGAGAGTCCACGATTAGTTTGCGTCTAATCGATTGGTTGGTAACAAATTATGCAAAGAAGCACAATATATCCTACGTTACATCAGGCGGACGTCATGTCATTGTGTATCTTGCATACAAGGCTCATCTAAAGGCATATAGCAAAAAGATGTTCGATCCTTTTTGCCGATGGAAAAGAATCCAGTTTTTAGAAATGAATACGACTGTAGGACAGCTGAGTTTCTTTGAATGGGCTATCCAAGATGAGGTACTAGAATATCTACACACACACTACGATGAGGTTCAAAGGGATATGGATGAGTGCTCAACAACAATTCAACCTGCAGAAGGTCGTAGGAAGAGACATGAGCTGTCACGCTCTGCAACAAAAACAGTGTGCCGTCACGATGTATGCGTTTCAGTATCTTTTGCGTAACCTCATATAGTACTAATGTTTTCACAGATTGAAAAAGGATTTTTATACACAGATGTTTCTTGTGACATCACAGAGAATGATTTGGATATCATAGCAGATACTTGGGAGATGGATGGACGAGAAGTGTATCGTGGAACAAAAGATTCACGATATACGCATGCTGATGTATTTTGGCTCTATGATGACAATCTTGAACGCGTTGGATGTGTCGAACATAGCGTTCATGACCATGCCGACATGCGCGTGCTTTGGTTTCAGAATTCAGAGTTTGGAACACTTCTTCAAGAAGACTGGTCTATAAGTCAAGATTTGTGGTCGATTCTCCCTCGCCATGTCTTCGATCGCTTTTTGAATGAAGGTTGGACAACTCCTAGTACATTCTTAGATACTTGTCTACAGGGGCCTCTTCGGATTGTTACACCTGAAATGGTCTCTCATCGATTGCGTACATATACTTGCTCCACATGCGGGAAGAAGTCTATACAGGAAAAAAAGGGTTGTCACATGGTATCCTCCTACATTGACTTCCCAGAAAGGTCATGTACCTTTTTTATTGACACTGATTTTGTTGTTCATACTCCACCGATAGACTCTATTGTATGGTCTATCCTGACACCTGAGCACGACGACGATTCTTCGCAGGTGCCGCAGGAGCTGAAGGAGTCTCTACAAACGGAATTGATACCTCCTCGTGATCCTCCTCCTCTGTAGGACGTTCCTGCTCGAATGAATGCGCAGGAGGAGCCACAATAGCATCTTGTGCGATCTCATCTCGGAATACATCTGCTGCTGTTGTGCGCTGAGGAGGACATACCTTTGCATAACTCACTCTCCATGTCACACCCCATCCTTGACCGGATACATAGATACCAGGACTCACAACCACACTTGCCTCCACTCTCTTTGGAAACACGTGTTGGATGTTATCAGGTGTTACCTCTACAGGACGACCCTGACTATCTGTCACATCCATTGCGACACGACCATCATAGACTGGAACCTTCATCTTCAAGCTTGGTGGATACTTACCTGAAGGAACCCACTCACCTCCTACCTTCTCTACGCTTGGTGAAATGAACTGCTTCATGGTATCCTCAAGAACAGAGCGTGACCTATTCTTACCGAACCACTTGACACTGTTCTGCTCTGCAGAATCCAATGTCTTGACCTGAAGACCCTGTAGGAAATTATACATCACTCCCAAGGTTCCAGTCTCTGCTCCTGCAACATCCTTTGCATATGGATCACAGCCCTTTAGAGTGAGATTCATCATGTAACTTGTTCCATTGTCTGTCTCCTTGACATTGACTCCCATAGGATAGTATGCTTTCTCAAGGCGAATCTGAAGGGGGTGACCATTGTACTTGATAGGAACGGATTTGCCTCCCGCCTTATTGAGACGGATATCGCCGAAAGAGACCTTTGAGATGTCGAGGTTTGAAGAAGAGACGATTGCGATAGTAGACATTGTATTTGATATGATATGAATTAGGGTAAGAAAGGTAAATCCGTTTTGACCGCATAGTTCCACTTTCTAGGAAGTCTTCATACAAGAAGACAATGGGTAGATGTATTGCTGTTCGACGAAAAGGCTCTACCGATCCATGTGAAGCAAACGCAGTACGTGGACATACCCTCTGTGGAAGGCATGCAAAGATGCTAGCACCGGTCCTATGGGTCGATATGAATAGGTCCTCTGTTGTCTGCATACAGGCTCATATTCGTGGATGGTTAGTACGTAGACGTCTCTCCTATGCTGGATTTGGCGTTCTTTGTCGCAAGGGTCTTACAAATGATGATGATGTCATCAGTTATGTCGAAAAAAGTCGTGTCCATCCCATGGAGTACATATCGTTTGAGGAGAACGGAAAGCACTGGTGGTTTGAGTTTGGCTCTCTCTGGTCTTGGTGTACCAGGAATGCAGAACCTACAAATCCATACACCAAGGTTGTTCTGAGTTCTGATACACGAAAACGCCTGCGAACGATATGGGGATACAAAGTACGTCATAAGGAAGATGTACCTACAGAGTCTATGGTATTTGAGGAACGGCTTCGGAATCGCACGTACCTTCTTACACAACACTTTGCAGACTACGGCTTTGTAGGGGTTGATCCTAGTTTCCTACAGCGTTTGACAAAAGGAGAATGTGTTTTGTTTTTTGTCATGTTAGACAGAGAGATAGACATTGCCATACCTAGTTCTCATCCATTTCATAAGCGTCTTCGCGCCATGTGTAAGCATAAAATTCAGACAGTTCAACATCATTCATATGTTCTTCAATGTGTCAACACAATCCTGTATATTGTCTCCCTCTATCGAGATCCCTATATACTTACTTTTTCTATTCTATCCGTTCTGTATAGGATATAATGAAAGGTATTTACATGACCGCCCCACATAACAATCATAACAAGTGCGTTAAAAATGTCCTCCACTGTCTCTGTTGTAAAGACAAATAAGATGCCCGTTGAGAAGAAGACCGCCAAGAAGACCACCGAGGTATCTACCTCCTCCCCCGCTCCTGCTGCCATCGCTGCCCCCAAGGCACCCAAGGCACCTAGGATCCCTCGTGCTCCAAAGGCAGTTGTAGAGGTGGTTGTGCCCAGTGCACCTGCCGCTGTTGCTCAGTCTAGTGATGCCATGTTGAGTTCTCTTACAGATCAGCTCAAGGCACTCAGCACTGAGTTCACTAGCCGTGTGCGTGAGGCTGTGAAGGCAACCCAGGAGGCCGCAAAGGCTGCCAAGAAGGAGGCACGTGACTCAAAGAAGAAGCGCAAGGTAGATCCTGCCACTCTCACCCCTGAGCAGAGGGTACTTTGGGAGGCACGGAGGGCGAACAATGCCTTCCTGAAGCAGAAGCCTCTGAGTCCCGAGTTGGCTGCCTTCATGGGCATCAAGGCATCTGAGAAGCGTTCTCAGACTGAGGTGACCAAGTTCATCAGTGAGTATGTCAAGACCCACAGTTGCTATGACCCCACCTTCAAGCGTCGTATCCTTCCCAACGCAGTTCTCGCCAAGCTGCTGCGCGTGGATGACAAGACCGAGGTGACCTACCTGAACCTCCAGAAGTTCCTAAAGGTTCACTTCATCAAGACCGCATAAAACGGATATGTAACTCATAACCAACTAGGAGTACAATGCCCTCCTTTGTAGATTTCCTTCTCAGTCCAGTTCTCATGTCTATTGGTGGAATTAGACGGGTCCTGCAATTGACAACAAGTGTCTTGGAAAACCTTGAACGAATGATACAGACTCCTGATCGTGATCGGCAGATACACGAGCTCAAGACTAGGATCGACCACTTAGAATTATTGATAGAGAGTCAACATTCATCTGCACAAACCTAGTAAAGGTATCGATGTATAGAGTACATAAAAAAGGGGACACCCAACAACAATCAATCTGGATTTCCAGTTTGATTGTTATTTTTTTGGTTTCAAAACGGATTCGTATGTACTAAGGACACTGGTATCATCCCAACAACACTCTCTTTCTTTCAGCAATTATACAGTTTTATTCTACAATGGGGTGGTTTACCTCTTTCGAGATCGAATTTGAGACCTTCGTTGACTGGGATGACGATTCGTTTGAAGATAAGTTGAAAGATGACGATTTAGTTCACGACGTAGAATTTATGTACCTACGAGACTTCGATACAGCTAGGTTGATTACATGTGTATATTCTCATACAAAGATACAATATATACTGGAGATACTCCACAAGCTCTACAAAACACCAATGAAGTATCGTGTGTATGGAGAAGAGATATGGCGGCCTTATGATACAGGGTGTCCTATCCTACAAGGATAAAGGGAACAAATGTCTATATAACTGTCGTAATCAGTTCATTGGGCATTTCTAGATACAGAACAGTACTGAAAAACGGTGAGATACGAGCATCCAGTACCAATGCACGCTGTTTATCATTTTCAACAAGTGTTTTTGCTATCCGTTTGAGAACCTCTTCTTTTTCTACGATAGGTTTTACCCGGATCTTACATGTCCCCTTGTGCAACATACATAATGTAGACTTGTTACACTTGGCTTTGTCTGTAAATTGACCGCAGGGTGTTCGTACTTTACTTACGAAATCTAATGGGGATTTTGTACTATCCAGATGGGTTTCTATCTTGAACCATTTTTCCAATTCCTTATAGAGAGCCGCACCTTTATTCAAAATTGAATTCCGTAGTTTCGCATACTCCTCTTTTAGTATACCCCCATCGGGTCCAGCTCGGATATCATTTGATAATGAGAAGAGTAGAAACTCATACATTTCAGACCTATAACTAGTTTCTTGTGCCAGTCGAATATCTTCCTTGTTAGGTTCTCCCTCTACTAACACTCTTTCATTGGAACGACGAACAGTTTGTATCACCTCTTTTGCTGGAAAAGAACCCTCTGCCTCTTCAGGAACAATGGGAATGCGGAGACCAGATGTCAGTATAATCTCAACGATGTATCCATCCGCATCATGAAGGTCTGATTGATACTTAAACTTGGCATGTTTGGTATCCCGAAGGAAGGCACGTACAATGTCCCCCGTAGGAAGTTGAGCGTCGGGAATATCTGAATATCCTGTTCGCACCGGTACTCCTTGATCTGGCAGTGCCGTTGTAGGTTGAATAGGAAGGAGAATTTTATTCGGAACAAATACTGCCTGTATACGGTTGAACGGATCTACTATGACCTCATAGGTAGTCTGGTTTTGAGAACGAAGTTCTTCAATGGCATCGGCAAGAATAGGTACATTAATCGAACATGCAAGAGCATGGCGGGTACGAAGAATTGGTAGCGTTCTCTTGAAGACAGACGACCGTAAATCTGTGACAAAGCTTGTTTTGTATCCTTTTTTGTCCTTGAGACGAGATACTTGTGCAAGGATTGTATTTCCAAGAAGCACAATAGTTCGTGATGTAGCACTGGTATCAGACCAGAACCCACATAAGACCTCTCCGGCTTCTATATCAACACGAATGATTTCGCATTTCAAAAAGGTAGTGACATACTCTAGCTCCTCTAGCATTCCAAGTTCACCATTTTCGTATGCGTTGTCAATAGATGCAATGATTTTCTCTACTTGTGTATCGCCTTCCTTACGGTCTTTCCATGTTCGGAAAAATGAGCATCGAAGCAGGTTGTCTTTGGCATCTCGAGGACGAAGAATTGGTGTCTTGTCTCCCAATAAGAGTGGAAGGGTCTTTGAAGGACGTCCTAACCCTACACGAAATATATCCGTCTCTCCAGATCCAATACGACCTTTCTTTACACTTTTTGTGTACTGAGTTTCAATAGACATTCGATCCGCAAGAGGACCGGATAGATACACAATACGTAGCCCAGGCACAGTGACAGAGGTCGCATCTAGCACATATGTTACGTCTTCCTTAGGAGAGAGGATTTCAACAGACGATCGAGGAGTCTGGAAACAGCATGGCATCTTTCGCTTGTTGAGCGTGGACAATGTCTTTATGTAATCTGGGTATTTTGCGGTTCCATCTCGCTTAATCACAGTGAACTCGAGAATATTCAATGTATCAGAGGTTCTGACTTTTCCATCACATACCGGGCAATGTTGACCATCGTCTTTGACAACTAACTGATCATCGCGTAAGGGCAGTTCATCGCGAATACACCAATAGGGTGGGCATATCACAGTTCCATCTGGATCTTTCATTTCGAGTGTTTCGGATGCAGATAGATTCTCGAATGCGTACTCACTTCCAACACGTGCCTTATCTGCCGATGTCATAACTACAGCCTGTTTTGGCTTGTCGCATTTTGAAGGATAGATAGACTTGTCGAATGTACTTGGATCAAACTTCTGTAGACGATTGTTAAATATATTGTATGTTCCCTGTGACTTTGCTTGCACCTTTACCTTTTTTGACTTTACTGGCACAGCTTCTGGTTGCGTTGGAATTGCTTCTTGTTCTTCAGTGTCGAATCCCATCAGAGCATTAAACTCGCTGTCTGCTTCAATCTCACCTTCCATTTGAATCTCTTGTTGGGGTATTGCGACCTGAGGCACCACTCGTTCCATACGACGTGGACAAATGGCATCTACAGCATCACTCTCCGATGTCAGTACATGACGAAGAATATTTGCGTACTGTAGAGTGCGTTCTAGATTGGTAACAAACTTGATGATAACTTCTTTGTTAGAAAATTTTAGCACTGGATACGCACGCAATGATTTCTCGAGATTGATTTCTTCTGCACGCTCTGTAACAGCAATGAGTAATTCTTCTGCTTCTTGTATGGAAATCTGAAGCTCATCTGCTAGGTACTCTGACGTCTGCACGGCATCTTCTTGGTTAAGAATTTGAAGGGCTTGCAGTTCACGGGGTGTGATATTGTCACTTGTGTGTTCAGCACGAAGCAGTCGGAATACACCATTTTCAGCTCCAAATATAGTCTGTAAGCATGGAAATCGTAACATATCAAACTCACGAATCTCTTTGGAGTACGTTGCCAAGACAGATAGGTCATTCAGTTCCCAACGAGACAATGCAATATCCGTCATTGTCAAGAAAGGAATGAGTGCATCCATAGTGTTCATCCATTCTAACGCCTTTGTCATCAGATCCTCAAGTGATTCCTTAGAATTCTTGTCACGTCGAATATCTACAGTAATATCACGATTGGTAATGGCAATCCTATCGAACGATGTGCGAGAGGTTCCGCGATACAACAAGAGGGTAGGTAAACGACGTTGTGGTTGTGTACTCGCAAACCAGCCCTTCCACATGGATATCTCAAGCAAGGGTGTTTTGTCCTTGGGACTTGGACAAAAAAACTTGTGTCGAGTTTTTTCTGTCTTTGCAGTGAAGAAACCAATATAAGGAGTGACCGGATTCACAGTCATACCGTAAAAAATCTGTTCAAATCGCGATCGTGGCGTTGTGATACGAGTTGATACAAGAGGTATGTACCATTTAGCACGAACGATTGATTGTGTCTCCTGTTTCGGTGTATCTAACGCCAACAGCTTCTGTAACTGAGCCTGAGAACTTTCTATTGTGGTTCGAAGGGTTTCGATAGTGCTAGGTGTATTGATTTGAAAACGAGGATAGTAGTTGAGTTTTACAAGCGATGTTGCGTCTTGAGTTACCGGGGTTCCTCGAATCTCAGTTATCTCGTATGGATGAAGTGTTTCATATAGACTTTGTACTTGTGGAATGGGTCGAGAAGCAGCAGACAATGTAATGTCTTGAGGTGGTATGGGGAGAACAAAAGAATGTACGTCATCGACACCCAAAATCCGCCACTCTTCAAAATCGGTAGGAGGGTCAAACAAGGGATTGATATCCTCGGGATGTTCCTCCCATTGTTCCCGTGTAATATTCCGTTCAGTCACACCGGTTCCTACACGTGTTTGTGTTAGATATACCTTCAACCTATCTTGTGTGATCTGCTTTCCATCTAACGACAAGCGTAGAAAAAGATTTGTCCAATGAAGTGGGTTGGTAGCATAGTACTCCTTTGGGAGAGATGCCTTCACTTCAAGAAACAATCTATCTGGATGTGATCCGAGATGTAAGGCAACAATCTGGCGAACCGTGTCTATGGTATCATCCTCGTAGAAACTAATCTGTTGTATCGTCCCCGACACGGAGACGGTCTTCATTATGTATCTCGTTGACTTGTTTTCATCAAGTATATTCATCTCTGTGGGAGGGAGAGGCACTCCCCAGTACAGAATGAAGACATCTAGTGTGCTCTATCAGCTTTCGTGATATATAGAATGGTTAGATAGGACTGTCTGTGATTTTCATACCACAGTACTTGACAGGGGATTGTGCATAATTCACCTGTTGGTAAATACCGATTTTTACAGCATCTCCCAAGATACGTTTGAAATTAGACCAGAACTCTTGGGTATGCCCGATTGTTTCTGTCATTAAATGTGCCATCTCATGAAGCATGACAAACATCACTGTATTTTTGTCTACCAATGGATACTTGGGTGGAGCAGTCTTATCTCGCAAGCAAACAACTATCTTTTGACCTTTGTTCTCTGAGTACGACGTATCTTGCGAAGCCATATCATTCTCTACAAACACGTCGGGTATGAATCTTGCTAGAAAACGACCTACCGGTGGATCCTGATCTAATCCAGGGGTTTCTTTGTAATGTACATATAACTTTGTAAGACTTTCACGAATATGAGACATAACTTTCACAGCATTCTCCTTATCGGGTAAGTTCTGCATATCATATTCATTACCATCTGGACCCTTGATACGGGTTGTATTGGAAGGGCCCTGTGTAAGAGCATAGGCTATCGCAGCAGTTATTCCAACGGCAGCGACAGGAAACATTGTGTAGTGGTGGGTTTGTCTTTTAGGCAGTCAGACCCTCTAGGTGACGAGTAGACTTGAAAGGATCTGGGTCAATCGTGGTATTCATGAAGGGACCTACATTTGACTGAGGATTTGGGGTCTCGGCACGAATATCATAACTCTGGTTGCGTTTGGTCTGGCTGATACCTCCGATATTGATATTGCTATGGTATCCCGCCTGAAGGAAATTCTGTCCCTTCAAGTCATCTGCTCCGACAGGATTGACGACTGCCCAGTCGGCACCGATCTTTCCATTGGGCAGCAACTCAGACGCCGACAATGTGTTCTCCTGGTATGTTTGCTGGGAAGAAGGTGTACGACCCTGGATACCGCCGACGGCGACTGCATTGCCTGCGACACCATGGGGCATACTCATGTACGGGCCATTATCAGAAGAAGGTGTACTGGGTCCAGTCCCGCCTAGTTCCTCTGCCTTGTCCAACACTGCTATCTTGGCGCCAGAGTATGAGGTGAAGAGAACATAGAGGACGACCACGCCGGCAAGAATTGTTCCAAGTCGGATAAGCTTCGTCTGATTGAGCTTCATGTTTATATTGGTTCACAGACAAATTTCAATGAGTAAAGTTATTGAATCCCTGTATAAAGACATTTTGGAAAAAGTAAAAAGTCCAGAGGTTCAGTCGGCAGTTGTAGAGCCCTTATTGTCCTATATTCTCGATCTTCTATACCCGTATCTCATCGCTATCGTGGGGCTGTGGATCTTCATTCTTCTGGGAATTTTCGCTATTCTTATCTTCCTTTTGTATTTGGTCTCCTAGCTGTCCGGTGGGGTATAACAGAGCAACAAGGTCGTCGCGATGTAATCCCCAAAAGCCACGCAGCCCTTTTGCCTTTGCTTGCTGTCGAAGTTGCACAATTGTAAATTTCTCAATCACAAAGGAGTCTGGAAGCGTTGTCATGGAAAGGAGGCGAATCAATTCGACACGCTTCTTGGTGTAGTACATTTTGATAGAATGGGTCTGGGCGACCTTCTTTAATTGGGGTAGTGACATAGTCTCATAACGGGGATTCATGATGGATGTCATAGTACATGCCATTCACGAATCCGTTTTGATTTTTTCGTCCTAACAGAGTAATGCAGAAGACAGTTGTTATCCTTGTGTTTTTCATGGCTGCTCTTTTAGTTGGGCTCTTTGTTCAGACTATCCCGGCTACACAACTAAAGGAGACCAAGGAACATTTTATGCAGCGCCAAGTAGGAATGCCATTAGACACACAACCTGTGGCTGGGTATCAAGGAACCTCTCCTATATTGGGCTCTGAACCAAAACCTATCTCTGAGAAACCCTATGAGATGGCAAACGATCAGGAACTATTCCAGTTCCAAGACAATCGGGTCTCTGCGGACTGTTGCCCCAGTCCTTTCTCCACAGATAGAGGATGTGTCTGCCTAACAGATGCCCAACTGGCAAGCTTTGCAAGCCGTGGTGGAAATCGAGCGTAAAGATACTTAAAAGATAGATCTCCTATACAACTAAATGGAACACCTGCGCAACCTAGTACAAATCTTCCATGAACAACATCCTACTCTCCGTGCGAATGAACAACTCTTTCAGCATATTGAGGACACTCTACTACCTCACCTCATGCGTGTGATCCAACGAGATGACACACTCATGTCTGAGATTCAATTGTTTCCAGCAGTGTCTGTTCAATGGATTCCATCCGATGACAATTGGAAGCGTCTTCATATGGCACTGTTGTACTCTGTTCTTCATGGAAACCCCAAGGAGAAGTTTGCTAAGATTATTGAGGCAGTGAAGGGAATTATCCCAGGTGGTACTGCGCAAACAAGTGAGATTGAGCGCCTGCTAGCAAACGAGGAGACACAGAGCTCTATCTCAGAAATGTTCGAGGTAGTCATGAACACACGATTGGTCTCTATCATAGGAGACATTGTGCAATCTATCCAGTTTACTGATTTGAATCTTGAAAACCCCGAACAGTTGCTTACAATGTTACAGAATCCACAAGACCATCCTGTTCTCAAGGACATCATGGATCGCGCTCGTATGATTCTCGAGGAGAAGATCAAGTCGGGTAAGATTAATCAAAATGAGCTTCGTCGTGATGTAGAGACGATTCGAGCAAAGTTCCAGTCTTCTTTTGGAAAGTATCTCAATCAGGCTGTTATGGGCGAGGATGCTGGTAATACAACTGGCAATACATCCCAACAGATTATGTCAAATCATCCCGATGCGATGAGGGCACGAATGAAAGCTCGTCTACAGAAGAAGCACCAACAAAAAGTCCGTGAGTCAAAGTAAGAGATGACCGAAGCATTTTGGTATACAGACCCGAGCGTTCTATTCCGTGAGGACACGTGGTCTACCTTTGTTCCTCAACCCAACATGACAGTTCGTGCATCGTTGAACGCAGTAGTTCGTTTCTCCGTGTACTTGTCTGCATTACTATTTCTTACCTCGCGGGATCCATGGTACTTGCTGATTATTCCGTTGGTGATGGTAGTGACAGTTTTGTTACACCGTGTGTTTCCAGAGGCGAAAAAGATACTCTCAGAAACGTTCACGTCAGGACCGGTTGTCACTGGGTATACGGGAGCAGATACATCACTTCCTACTCCCGACAATCCTTTCATGAATCCTATGCTCACAGATATACTTGACAACCCAGATCGTCCTCCTGCCGCCGAGATTACAACATTGAGAGTTCGTGACAAAGTAAACGAAGCATTTGCAGAGACGTCCAATATTTTCATGGACACCACCGACATGTTTTCACTGGTTCAGTCTCAGAGAAACTTCCATACAGTTCCCGCAGATGACCATGCCGGATTCTTGAATTTCTTAGGAAAGAACGGTCAAGCCACCAATAAGAAAGGACTAAGTGAGGGCTTTGTAGTTGCGAAGGGTACGATTACGAGTCTTCCTCTTCCCTCTGTAACTCTTCCCCCTACGGGAGTTTCGCCTTCCTAACCCTAGCTCACGAACAATATCTGCACCTTTGTCACGACTTCCTTCAATGCGCTTTGATTCTGCTCCATTCTTGTACATCACAATGGTTGGAAAGCTCTGGACTCCATCTTGCGTACCTAAGGATCCAGCTTCCTTCTCATTGAGTTCGACACGCGATGATCGTAATTTCTTTTTAGCGTCTTCCCACGCCGGTCGCATGGCCTCACAATGAGGGCATCCGATCATATAGAAATAGACCACGGCAACTCTTCCTGACATTTATATGGATACTTAGAAAATGGCGACGGCATCCTGTATCACCGCACTAGAACAAAATCTGGATCGTTCTTGGACTGGACGATCTATCAAGACAGGAGCGGTAACAAAATTTGCAACTCTTGATGATTACAAACAATATGTGAAGAAGCTTGAAGATAAGGGAACGTTTTGTGCGGACATAGAACCAATATACTCCAATCAATATACACCAGGCAAGAGCACACAGAATAGTGGATTCTTAGAATTTCAAGCAAGAGATCCTGTGGGTCAATCAAAGTTCTCTGCGATGTCACCCTCTTGGGAAGGGATTGCCTCGTCGGATGCCGCCATTGCGAGAGGAGAGTATGACTTGGAGAAGAAACCACAGAAAACATCCACACCTCCCAAGGAAGAGCCCTCGTGGAATTGTGCTATCCAATAACAATGGTGATATGGATACTTCTCATAGTCGCACTTTTGTTAGTACTGGTACGTTCACGTGAACATTATGTAGAAATTGTAGGACCTGGTGTACGACCGAGTCGTAACGCAGAATGGTTAAGCAAAATTGACGCAGCAGCCTCTATTGGGGCAGATGACGACGAGTACTTGCGACTTCTTCAACGATTTTACGATGAGATTTACCTTCCTGCCCGGACTACCAACCCTACTGTCTTTATTAGGGATACACAAGTGAAGGAGTTTGCAGACAAGTTCCTGTCTCCTGGGGTAGATAAGAAGGCTCTTATAAGTATCATTACAGCTGGGTTTGCTGTTGATCGTACGGGATCCGCTGCGTCTCGAGAAGAACAGCAAATGGTGAAGACTGGTGCGCTTGCAGATTTCAAGGGGCTGAATCTTGCGCCCAGTATGGGGGTCGATCAAGTGCGATCACGGGACGAAGCAGAGTATGTTCCAGTTGATTCAAGGAAAGGATCGCTTCCAGAAGGTGTATACAAAACAGTACAGCAACAAGAAGAGCCTCGTAGGGAAGGTATTCAGGATGACCCGTACTCTCAGTACTATGGAGTACATAAGGAAGAAATATCCAGTAAAGGATAATGCGGGTTTGGTGGATTCTGGGACTTGTTCTTCTTGTTCTTCTTGTCACCCAATTTCGTGAATCGTTCACGGATCAAACTGCTGGAACGTCATCAACACCACCTGAACCAACGTGTCCATCTGGATTCACGATATATAATTCTAACAGCAACTGTCAACCGAATAATCTACCTAAGGTGTGTCCTCCTGATTATCCAGTACAGCGGTCTCTGAATAGCCCAATGTGTTATCAGACAACGTCTTTTGAAGGAGAGATAAGAGCAACAGTATGCCCTACTGGAACTATTCAGATCAATGGCAGGGGGTGTTATACTGGAGAGCCCAAACCTCCAACGTGCCCTTCGGGATTTCAATTTGATTTAGACCATAGCGGAGGCGGATTATCGTCTACGGGGAAGTGTATACCATCAGCAGCAGCAGCAGCAGCAGCAGCAGCAGCAGCAGCAGCAGCAGCAGCAGCAGCAGCAACGGGAACAACTGGTGGATCCTCGTCTACGTCTGCGCCACCTAACTCGGGAGGTGGAACGAACCGTAGTAAGCAGGTGTTTGGACCCACGTTTACAGGAATAGGTGAAGGTGGCGGAGTTGTTCCTATGGATTCATCCAAGACAAATAGATATCCCGAGCTGATGGGAGGAAAAGGGAATGCCCCACCTAGTACACGAGTTGAAGGAGCTGGTATCACAACACCCTCTAAGAGCTGGCAGATGACAAGAGACGGAACTCTCCCAACCTCGGCAGGACTAGGATCGGATGAAAATAGCAAATTCTTACCCTTTTCCCGTCAACCCGGTGACATGGACCTCATTCCAGACCCATATCGTGTGTCGCAACAATTCTCTGCGTCAAACTATGCTTTCAAAACGGAACCAGTTCCATTCCTAACCGACTTCTCAGCCTTCCAGAAATGAAACACTTCGGACTTCGTAATAGCAATGGATCCTGTTGGATCAATGCAGCACTTCAGGCTGTATTCCGTATTCCTGATTTTCAGACTTTTCTCGGAGATGACGATATACAAAAGAATGATCTTGAATCTGCCCTCACAGAAATCTGGGCTAGCAGTGGTGATGAAGGCTTACGAGCCCTGTATGAATCTGCGAGAGTACTTTCAAATATGCCAGCAGGAGATGATATCGGGGATTCACATGAGTTCATTCAATTTCTATGTGACAAAGTGCCCGTCCTTGACAAGCTTATGCGTTTCAAGGTTGCGAACGTCATCAGATGTCAGCATTGCGACTATAAGGATAGTCATGTGGACAGTATGAATGAGTTCTCTATTACACCTGTCACGCCTAAACAATCACTATGTTCTGCTATCGTAGATACCTTCAAGGTCCATACGATAGAGGATTGGACATGTGAGAAATGTCAGAATAAAGGATGCGGAACACAATTAGTTGTTGCCGAGCTTCCTCAGGTACTGGCCATTCATCAAGTATCTCATCAACACTCTGTTGTCTATACGCCCATCCTGATTATTAACAAGAATACATACCATCTTTCTTCCATTGTTTGTTTCACGGGAGGGCACTGGCTGACATGGGGTAGGAACCTAGGGACGGAGAGGGAATGGCATAGGTTCGATGATAAGAATGTACAATCATGTGAATTGTTTCCACAAGACCCTCGCATGCGATTGCTCGTGTATTATCGTATCAATGAATAAGAAAGGATGTCTTCATCGAATACAAGTTCACCCACAGGTTCTACAGGGGGTACAACTCCAAACTCAGTCTCTACATCGAGCACAACTGCGTCCGCAGGGAGTGCAAGAAGGGAGGAAACAGTTGTAAAGCCCGATCCAACACAGACAACATTAACTACGGATGTGTACGGAATGTTTGTAGGTGGATTTTTTATTGTCTTATCACTTATCGTTATGTTTGCAACGGGATCTGTTCTATCCGTCCTTGTCTTATGGGGATTAGTGGCTCTGATGTTGTTCGTGATGCTTGAGTATGATATCATAACGATGGATCAATTAATTGGAAAAGATCTGAAGAAAGTTGAAGAGCAGGTTCAAAAAGAACTTCCTACTTCACCCCCTTCCGGTGGACCCATGTTGGGAAGCGAAGTCTTTCACATTAGTGATCAACAATTCACGTATGATGAGGCGCCGGCTGTTTGTGCTGCATACGGAGCCGATCTTGCAACATTGGAACAGATCATGGATTCCTTTGCCAAGGGAGCTGAATGGTGTGGATATGGCTGGTCGGCAGGAGGAATGGCATTGTATCCAACACAACGTGAGACATGGGAGCGCCTTCAAGGTGAGGTAGATACCGGAAAACGAACTCATTGCGGTCGTCCCGGTGTCAATGGTGGTTATTTTGATCCTAGTCTGAAGTTTGGAGTCAATTGTTTTGGGTTCAAGCCTCGTGTAGCCTTCACACCGCCTGCTCCTGTACCAGGAATTGACAATAAGAAATTCAGGGAAATGGTATCTAAATTCAAGGAAATGATGAAATCATTTACATTGAACCCCTATTCTCGTCAGGAATGGTCAAAATATGACAATAGAAAGGAAAGCTTTGTGAATTCTTTTTTCAATCCATTCCGACAGGATTTTGAAACCCCTCATGGGATTCAAGAAGATTTTGCAACAGGAGATGCTCGCTATGTAGAGCCTGTGGGCCAAGGAGGAGTAGGGAATCAAGCACGTCCTCTACAAGGTCCATTTGGTCTAATGGGTGCTGCTGGTGCTGCTGGTGCTGTTGGTGCTGCTGGTGCTACTGGTGCTGCTGGTGCGATGGGACCCTCGGGTCCTGCTGGAATACAAGGAGTCCAAGGCCCTGCTGGAACTGGAAGACAAGGTGATCGGGGTGCCCAAGGTGCGAAGGGAGAAAGAGGACAACAAGGTGAACGTGGTGCAGCAGGCTCAGGATCGGCAGGTGGTATAGGTCCAAAAGGTGATAAGGGTGATAAGGGAGAAACAGGCACCCAAGGGCAACCAGGACCCGTAGGAGCAGCAGGAGCTAGAGGACCTGGAGGAGCTCAAGGAAATCCAGGAACTGCAGGAGCCCGAGGAACACCAGGAGCCCAAGGACAGATTTCTAGAAATATCAATGTAGATAGTATTACTGTTGGAAACCATGTTATTGAAACACGTAATGATGGAACGAATAGACTACAGTTGAGACAAGCAAGTGGGAATCAAGACATTGGACTTGTGTTTGATAGCAGTGACTGGGCAAGTATGGCTATCAGCCGAGGAGGTGATTGGAAGGTAATTGATTAACCTATTCACCAAATGCGTACAAGGGAGGAACATCTCCTACACCTCGTCCATAAGATAATCCACGTGTTCCCGCGAAGCATAAGTACGGCATTCCTGGAACACGCGATGGCTTATCTGCTGGACAACGAAGATAACACAGACCATCAACTTGTTCTCTATCACCGTATCCATCACATGACAATTTCTTAGGTTTGATAGTCCCACCCCAACATCCTTTCTTGAAAAAGTCCCACCCTCTTCCACACTGAATAGGCTCGCTACAAAGAAGACCAAGATCTGTCCATCCGGAATATCCAGAGTCAGGACATGAACGAAGATTCACAACCTTTCCGATTCCAATATTTTTAGTTTCTGCCCAGCATAGTGGTCCCACACCATTATATCCAACTTCGCATTGCTCGTAACAAAGTCCTGCATCTAGTACTGGCTTGTTTGCAGGACATGTATCAGGTGTCCATGCAAATAATCGGGTTCCCTCTGCATCTTTGTCAAATGATATCAAATCTTCGCCGTCTATAGGGTTACCATACTTGACGACGAATGTTTCGCGATATTTTAACATTGAAAAAACAACAACTGCTAGGATCAGCAGGAGTACATACATTATTTTGTCCGCACATTTTAAGATGGAAAATGCCAAGAGTACACCCTTTAACCGGAGTCAGTACAAAACACAAACGTCTATTCCTGTCGCCAAGGGAAACGAAACGACCTATCCATTTCAATGGCTTCTCTTCAAGCCACAGCTTCATGCTATAGAGCCTTTTGTGACACAGCAAGCAACTCGCAATGAAAATACAACGAGACCAAGTATTTCATTTACGTAGAATCGGTGTTCTATATTCAAATGGACCCTGTAATTGATAAAGATGACACCAAACTGATGCCACTTGAAGAATTGAAAGATATGGTTTTGAAGTTCCAAGGAGAGGAACTTCTTCGACTGCGCGAAGACAAGGATAGGGAGGTTGAGGAGCTCATTGAAGAAGCGAATAGAGCAAGACGAAACTGTTCAGGATTCCAAGTCGTGGTATCTATCCTGGTCTTTATCTATGGTATGCTGTATGGTGTACTTCTAAAATCTCAAAACGAACGTCACCTTCTCTAGACGAATGGTAATATAGAATGGAGAACCGATTCACATTCTCTATCGACAAACATCATGAGGACACCCTGATACATATGGAAGCACGTCACAATCAAAGACTTTCCCAACTTGAAGAAGATAGTACGCGTCTTTTACTCCGACTCCAGAGAGAAGAATGTATGGGTGCGATTCTTATGACCATTCTTGTTGTCTGCTATTTATCATGCCTTATCCTGGGCAAGTTTACTCCATTCTAAATAATCACGGGTGGATACAACAAAGATGGAAGTAGCGTTGTTGCTTGGTCTTGCTGCCCTTGGATATGCGTTGGCGCCACAGATCGCCCGTGCACAGAAAGACATGATTGAACAACGGAAGCGAAATCCTAAGGAGACCTTCATCAGTCCTGCCGATTTCAAGGAAGTAGACGATGTAACAGTTGTCCAGTCGTCAGAAGGACATAACAATATGGTTCCTTTCTTTGGTGCCAATGTGACACAATCTACATACAGTGGGTCTACCGATGGAATTTTGGATACGTACACAGGTACTGGAAAAAACACATTTTTCCATAAGGAAGAGTCAAGCGCATTCTTCAAACCCGAAGCTGGCACTGGGCTACCTTGGGGTAAGCAAGTTGAGACTGACTTTGAACAGTCTCGTATGGTGACATCCTTGGCAATGAAAAACGTCTTTCCAATTGAGCAGACACAGGTAGGTCCAGGTGTCAATGATGGATATACCAACTTACCTTCGGGTGGATATCAACAGGATAGTATTCGCGACTTTGCTCTTCCTAAGACTACAGACGAGATTCGAGTCTCCAATAAACCCAAGCTCACATATTCGTCGGATCCCATTCCCGGTCAACACTTTATCACAGAAATGGGCATACAAGCCCCTGTTAAGAAGAATAGACCTGATAGATTTCAAGTACTGGAAGCCAAGGATGGTTCATTGCCACACGTCAATACAACTCTTGGTCAACAGGTTGCTTCGTCTGTGTATCCAAATCAGGTCATGAAGGTTCAAAACCGCGAAACAACATCTGTAGAATACGAACCTCCCGCACAAGGTGGATACCTTTCATACATTCGCGCATTTACAGAACCTTTCCAGGAGTTCATGAAACTCACTGTAGAAGGTCGTCCAACTCCCGCAGGTCCTAGTGGTGGAACATCTGCGTTAGCTGCAGGACCACAGTCATACAATGTCCAGACTCATCGCGATGAGAGCTTGTTGGTAAACTCTCGCGGGTTTGAGGCTCCTCTCTTGACATTCGGCGGTCAGGCACCCACAACTGCCTCACAGGGTTCCGTGAAGTACTTCCAGCCTCTACAACAGGATATCAATTCTGTTCGAAATGAGCCCTCTATTCTAGACGCATACCGTAATAACCCATATACACAGAGCCTACAATCCTCTGGGTAATGGACTTACTGGGATACTCGAGCACACTATTACATGTCTGTCTCAAGAACAAGACACGTAGAGAAATGCATGATATTATTCGCCAGGTGTTTGTTCATTCTGCTCGTATACGAATTTGTCCTTGTGTAACAGATGTCTGGGTTCGGAAAACGCTTCAATTTCTAGGCGCACAATACAGCAATGAACCATCTCATCAATAGTATTGACATAGGACGAATTGAAAATAATCTTCTTCAACGCCGCGATGATATCGCACACGCAACTTCATGGATGTTCAATAGTGTTCTCCTTGTACTTGTGATTGGAAGCTTTGGGTATTTTTTGTACATTCAGTATGATACTCATAAGGAAACATCTCAATACGAACGTATCCCATTTACTCCTCAAGTGTGGCATTCTGCTGTAAGAAACCTTCGCACGGAAGAGTATGGACAACAACTCCAACCTTTTGAGATTGAAGCTAGATATGGTATACCGTGACCTTCCTATTGAGGAAGCCCAGAAACGATTTGATGAACTATCTATAGTTCAACCCGTTGCAGCCCTCCCACCGATAACCACTGTCGAAATTCCAAAGAAGCCTAAGCGGAAGACAGTTAAAGGTTTAGTTCCCAAGAATAAGTAATGAGCATACCACTCCCGTTTGCAAACAATACTATTCCGGTATTTTCATACGAAGGATTCAGTTTTACTATCTCGAATCCTGGCGGGCTTACCTTACAGCCCGTTATTCCCTCTGCTGGACTGAATGCTACAAATTACTTTACACAAGATGGTAATGTCAGCTATACATTTGCGATCACGAATGCACTGAATAATCTTACACCTGGAAGCACAGAAAGCTTTGTACTGTCTGGAATAGATGGGTCCGGACTCTTGCTTCGATCGAGTAATGTTGTCTCTATCAACCCTGGGCGATTCATCGACCAGAGTGGAAATTCCTTGAATGGAAACTCATATACTTTCTTTAAGAACGAACCTATCATACCGATCCGTCTAGTCGGCCCTTTTTCACTAAGGCAGCCTATCTCTATTCCAACACTCCCTCCTGGTCTGTCTTTTACATTGGTGTCTTCGAACATCTATGATATCCGTGGAACTCCTTCCGTTGTTGTTCCAAACAGTAACTATCAGATTATAGGTGTTCAAAGTGGCGGAAGCAAGATTGTCACTACACGGTTCAATATGGCTATCAGTAATGAGCGTGTAGGGCTGAACATTGACGGAGATCCACGTATCGACAATATGAGTATCGGAACACCTATTTCACCTCGCGTACTCACGAGTATCCCCCCTATAGGAACCAGTGTTCTTCGGTACACATTTCCAACCTTGCCAGATGGCATTGTCGCTACCGATAGTTCAGGAGTTCCTCAGATATCTCCTTTTTTTCCAACAGATCCATCGTTTACTATGATCGTGTCTGGAACACCTACAGTTGCTGCTGCAAATTTCTTTCGTGACGCAGGCGTTACTTCCAATGGGCTGGTGTATACGGTACAAGCATCGCGAACAGTTCCCTCCCCACTGGTTGTCAATAGTATTGACCTTGTCTTCGCATTTGGTCAGACTGTGCTTTTTGATACACCCACTCTATCTCCCTTGTTTACAGGGGTTCAGATACCACCGGGGTCTACTTTCTTTCGAGCACAGTCTTATTTTGGCCCAACCAATGTTCCTATTACTAGTATTTCTTCACCTGATCTACGATCTGACCTATCCTTAGTGTTTATCCCATCATTGTCGCGCGCTGACCTGAGTGGTACTCCTTCTTTTACAGGAAGTACTACATTCACTTTCCGTGCAACCGATGCATCGGGTATATTCAGAGACATAGTTGCTCCTATTGTTGTCTCTGCCGATACAGTGTCGTTCTCAAGCCCTATTGGAAATGACTTGTGTTATAACTTTATACTCTCTCGACCCGTGAATTCTTCTATGCCAGGGTTTTATCCTTCTGATATTAGGTTCGTTGCGACATCTACATCGGGACGGCCCGTCACATTGTCTGCTCCTGCCTTATCTGGGACAGGACTGTCATTAGTCAATGGTGTTATTACAGGAGTTCCTGACAGAGTGACTCCTCTTACAGACTTGGTTGTCACGGCATCCTCGGTAGGATCACCTGCTACGGCTACAAAAACTGTACGGTTCTCTATATTAGATGATGTATTCACGTTCGATCCTAGTATTAACTCTGGAAACTTCCGGTTTGTTGAAAATAGCCCAATCACGTCTTTCCAAGTTCCGGTGACAACATTAAGTGGTCGAAATATCGTGAATTATTCACAAATTGGACTTCCACCTGGTATCATCGTGAACAGTGTAGGAGTGATATCGGGAACTCCTCTCTCGAATGTAAGGGGGGGGAATGTATCTTTAATAGTAAGTACTGGATTTGCATCTGGCTCACGGGATTTCAGTTTTAATCTGGTTCCTGATTCTATTCTCTTTGTGGTAAACCCAAGAGAGTACTTTTATAATGCAGGAGATCCAGTGGGAACAATACCTATCAAAGGGTTTGCGTTTAGTGGAACAACGGTGAGTAATTATAATTTATCAATAACTCCAACATACGGACTTACACTCGATCAAACAAGCGGGCTCCTCTCTGGAACTTGGACGGATAGTATCCCTCCCAATGATGTACTCCCTGCTTCCTGTAATTTTACAGTTAAAGCAGACGCAGGACGATTGACAGGAGAACTTCCGGTTATCCTTACAGCAGATCCAATTGTTCTGAAGACGACCTTGGTTGGAGTCCAAGGAACATATCCGGTATTGGGGTCGGGAAGTACAATACAGGACATTAGCAGTTTCGTCGATTCCTCAGGACGGGTTGTCCTTAGAAATGTAACGAATTCTTTTTCCGATGTATCAGTCTCGGACATTCTAGTAAAAAAGATTGATGTCAGCGGTAGCACAATCGTAGCAGTTGTTGGGCCTAATACTCTATATGCAAAATCATTAGGACTAATGTATCTTCCTATTGATGAAGATCGGGAAGGTCCCAATCAAGTATCCCAAGTTATTCATAAACCTGGAACAACAAAATGGTGGTTAGGAGGTCTGAGGACACCATATAATTCCGCATCAGTAAACACAGTACTTATCCCGTCAATAGAAAGCACAGACGGAGAGCTATGGGATTATGATGCAATGAAGATTATTTCAAACAGTAACGGCCGACAATTGTTAACGCGAAATTCTAATACTACTTCGGAAAATGCTTATCTTCGTGCAGGACTCGCTTTGGAGTACGGTCAAACTATTATTATGGCAGGTGGTATCTACTCCGGAGATGATACGGGTTTTGAGGACCAGGTGCCGCCAATAATGCTTCGATCGTCCAACGAAGGTGCTACATGGACAAGTGTGACCGGTCAGTTTACTAGTGAAACCGCAAATTTCAATCTGGATGTTTCGAACATGTGGATTGCTACAGGCTCTGACTTGTATAGGAGTCTTGATTACACAGGTGATAACGCAGGAAGCTCGAATAATCCAATTAACAATCCTGCGACAACTATACGGTATTCAACAAATGCAGGGCAGAACTGGACAGAGGCATCGGGAGGGTTTGATGTTTTCGGATACGAAGTCGCGTATGGAAATAATACGTGGATTGCTACGGGAGTTTCGCGGATTGTTTCGACAACTGGTGGTACTACGAAATTCATTCCAGAAATCAGGTACTCTACAAATGGCTCACAATGGACCAAAATACAGTTAGATGTATCCGATGAACCGATATTAGTGCCAGCTGAAAATATCATGACAGCGCCTCTTCGTCTAGGTTCCTTAAGCTTTGACGGAGACTTTTGGAATGTATTTGTGAATGCACAAGCTCCTCAGAGTGGAGGTGGTTTGAGTATGCCTAGACTGTTTCGTCACGATACTCAAAGCCCTCTGTCAGATGGATGGACTTCTTCAGAAATAGGAGGTAGCAACATGCCTGATATAAATAATGATCTTCGCTTCTTGGCAGCAAGGTCTGCCTTCGTATATACGAACAATCCACCTATCAACATACGATTATACTTTAACACAACCGGTGCATCTGGTCCTACGATCACATCACCTTCTTCAACTTCTTTTTTACAATTCCAATATATACCCATAACTCCCATTCAATTGTCTGCGGTTGGAAATGGACAAGTATATTTCTTCGTGGAATCGGCGGATCTTCCACCTGGACTTATATTTAATCGACTGACCAATCAGATTACTGGAAAAATAGTCAGAATAGGAAATGATACAGTACAAATATATGCAAGAGACGACAATGGCACCTCTATCATGACTCTATCGTTTACGACAATCATACCTCGAATTATTCGCAAGCAAAATGGAGCGGGATCATATACATCCTTGGTTCGTCAGTACACAGAGGTGTTAGGAGCACAGAATGCAAGGGATAATAGAGCTCTTCCTACACAAGAACGAAGACTAGGTGAATTCATGTCTCCTGAGGCACCCGATGTCATTACGCAAGTTATTGATCCAAAATGTCGTAACCCAAATTGTTAAATGAAAAAATTTATATATTGTACCTATTTCCTACATCATACATACTCAAGACACGTTATAGTTCCATCTCTGCGAAAGCAGCCATACCCACACAACCGACACGCTTGTAATTTGTCCAACCCGTCTCTTCCTCAAACTCACCCTCACCTTCGTAGACTATCTTAGTCTCGGAGTTGACGAAATACTCTTTACCTTCAAACTCTACGGTATCTAAGACTGCTTCTACTCTATAATCCTCTTTTGGAATGTCCACTGTAGTAACGGTGCTAGGAAGATCTTCCTTTGGAATCACTGGTACAACAAGGGTCTTGAGGAAATCAAGTACATGCTCCTCTGCCTTCTTGGCATTGAAGTCTTCCTTGGACAACCCATTGAGATAGGTTACGAGCACAGCCTCATGCTCCTTTCCATGTTCCTTGTCAGCATTTCTCAGATGCTTACGCCACGTAGCATCTATCTTTGGAAGGTTTCCGTCCTTGACCTTCTTTTCCTTTTTCTCTTTCTTCTCCTTCACAGGTGAGGCGAGAACAGGAAGTGACTTAGGAACGGCAACCGTAGAAGCGTCAGGAACAGATTCCGGTAAGGCAGGACTAAGAGCTTTCTTAGCAGCCACTGTCGCAGCACGCTTTGCCTTCATAGATGCTTTGGCAGCGTCAGAGAGCGGTGAACGCTTCTTCTTTCCTGGAGATTCTTGTGCAACTGCCTCTGGAAGTACCTCTGGAAGTACCTCTGGAAGTACCTCTGCCTTCTTCACTACAACATTCACGGTCTTCTTTGCTGGAACATTCTTGGTCTTCTTGGGTATCGTAACTGGAACATTCGGATCTTCTGGAAACAACTCTATCAACAACAAACGGATGAAATCATCGCGTGCTTCTATTGCTGACGGAAATGCTTCGCCTTCTAGAGGAGGGTTGTCACATGACACCTTGATGATCGCATTAACGATAAGCTGTTTGATAGAAGACATTTTGAACTGATATACTGTATACTGGGGGGTAGGTCTGGAATGTCTGAAACCATTGAATCCGTTTTGAGATGTCACGATGTCACACCCTAACTCTTCAAAACGGATTTGTGTTGGTAAGATAAGTATACCGTACCATGGCTACCTTGAGAGTACCCCGGCTTGCGCCCGTAACCGCACGTGATGGAGTCGACACACGTAAAAAGGTAAACTGGGCGAGTGCTGCGGCACAACCCCGGAAGACAATCTGCCGATCGGACGCGATCATCGGCTTAGATGGACAGACAGCTGTGTATGAACATGGTGCGGCATGGGGTGATATTATGACAGATAACGTACCCAAGAATCTGGAGCATGCTCCTAGCGAGACCATTGGGTATTCGGAGTACCAGGTATGGGAAGATCTGATCGATGAACCGTGGAAATACGGTGATGATGTATGCGAATGGCTTGATATTGATGATAGGCTTCGGAATGGACCTGAACAAGCTCGTATGGACTCATACTGGCAGTTGTACAAGGAGCGTCAGGAGGAGGCTGACACTCGCAGGGATAGGGATGCGTTGAAGCAGTGCAAACTGTGGCAGACCATATACAAGCCTATCGCGAGAGAGGCTGCCAAGGTGTGTTCCAAGCGTTGGGTTACTCGTGATATCAAGCGCCATGTGGCTCGGTTCAATAAGACTGCGGCCACGATACAGAAGATAGTGCGTGGATACCAGACTCGTTGTAAGGATGTTCATCAAGATTGTTGTATGTGCTTGTCTCATCGTATCTCTCCTCTCAAGACAAGCGTAGGGTATATGTGTCGTGATTGCGCAAGCATGGGTCCATACCAAGACATAGTGGAAGAAGACCCATGGAACTGGCACCGTGCTGACTATGTAGATGAAACCAAATAGAGAGTACAAAAATAACAAAACGGATGTAGGAGTACGAACACTTTTTGCCTTCCCACCCAGAATGAAGAGCCTTGCCAATGCCGTTACACAAACGCTCGAGGAGTTAGAAGTAGAAGAGTTTATGGAAGCACATATTCACACAATAAGAGAAGATGAGCTATATCATGTAACGTTTCAGATGAAAGCCAACGGAAATAAAAATGTGATTCTTTCCGTTGAGTATCGAAGAACAATGGGTCCACTGCTAGACGATGAAAGCTGGGAAGGAAATGAACGTGTACTTATTGTTGAGCGAAATGGTACAACGCGAATGACTGCTAAATTTCTCTTGGAATTTCTTGCTATCACATTGGATGAAGGGTATTTTGATAGTGATGATGAAGATTCAGATGACGAAACTATATCTTCTCCACCTTAGATGCAACCACTTTCACTAGGACAACCGGAGTTGTTGTACATTGTGTACACATATGAACCTCTGGTAAGCGACACATCACGCAGAATACATGTGTACACTGACATGTGAACTCCAAATATGTCTTCTTTTTACATTGATAACACCTCATTCTGACGCTTATGATTCTTAGTACACTCATAAATTTTGGGTTTGTCCGGGCGTTCGCATTCGCAGGGCTTCGCACAAGGAGCCACACACACATCTGTGTTTTTTGACAAGGGGCATCGGAGACTATTGAACAAGGGTTCACGATAGATACATCCGGTTTTACACAAAGATCGAAGGGTATTTGAAAGACAACACTGCATGGTATCTCTTGTTGCGTGGACAAAAATGTTTCCGTTTTCTAGACAATGCGATATAGGACCGTCGTGGATCCAGATGTTGTCTATGATCAGGAACAGTTTCAACAAGAAGTCGCTATTTACCTCGCAGATCCTGATGGTTGGGCACGAAACCATACATTCCTTTATTCTCCAAAAGGCCCTGCTACAATTATACGATTATCAAGCCCACAGACACTCAAGACAGAAGGATGCATGGATAGTAGGTTGTCATGTGCAACGCTCAATGGTACTGAAATTTGGTTGAATGCAGACAGATGGTTTCATGGGTCTGCAGCCTCTAAACTTCCACTCTTGGAGTACAGGCAGTACATGGTATCTCATGAAATGGGACATTCATTGGGATACGACCATGTGAAATGCCCGATGTCGGGTCCAGTCCCTATCATGGTACAACAAACTCTCGGAATTGGAAAATGTACTCCAAATACGAAAGTGTTTATTTCGTAACTCTAAGAATCATAACACCTGTGACGATACAAGCAATCGCAAAGTAGTCCTGAAGATGCAAGATTTCTTTAAACAGTAACGTACCTACAACGGTTGTGGCAAAGACAGACATTCCCGACCACAAAACATTCGTCATTGCCATGCCCGATGAATTCATGGTTTCTCGTAGGAGATACCCTACAGCAGCGTAGAAGAGAACACCTACTGCGAAAAAAGCATTACTTTCTATACTCCGTTTGAAACATCCCATCGCGATCGTCTCGAGGAGGACAATGAGCAGCACATACCAAAATACATGAATCATTTACTCTTAGGATGAGTTTCTTCTACAATGATCACTTTGATTGTTCTGGGATGTGTGTGGTTTTTGGTTCTTTATTCTCTGAACGGATGCTCGCCTCATACGAAAGAATAGCCGACATAATGGGTATTTCTCGTTGTCTGTCTGTAACAAACCGAACACGGTAATGAAATCCTTCTTTTGTGATATCCTGTAGCGAAGAGATATTTACCCGAGGCACGCTCGTTGGGCGGATTCCATGGAAAGCAAATGTATATCCGATATCAACATCGTCTATTCCGTAGAGAGAACATGCTTGTTTCTTATTTGCAAGGAGAAGTTGACATACATCAGGCGACATGAAAATACCTGCTCCGGAAATATACGGCCATCCAACATTGGTGTTTACAACACCTCCGTAAAATCCCGATGTAGGAGCATTCGCAAGATAGGCGAGTACCTGGGGAAACTTCCATACGGATGATAAGTTTGTCCGAATGATAAAGTCATACGATCGACGCGACAAGAAGTACTCAAGGGCTTGTATTGTCTTATGTAATATCTTCTTAAATGATTCTGTTCCTCGCATTGTAAGGGTGTCTTGTGAGCAGTATGTTTCGAGCTCAAATGGGGTCGACTCTATGAAATAACAGTCAATTGATGAGTGTGATTTCATATAGGTTCTCCAAATACGTTTATGTTCATGATGGACTTGTTCATTGGAACTTGCTATAACAAGCATGAGTACCTTCATTTGATTACTCCATAGGTTTTCCGGCTTGACGAACTACCATCTTCATGTCGTACTCAATAGGTTTAAAATAGTTCTGTACAACGTCTTCCACATCTTCCTTGTCAAAGGCCTTACATGAGAAGACATCCAAGTACATATCGTTTGTTTCTTCTACAAAATGGCATGTAATATTTGATGTCTCGATTAACTGGACAAGTGTATATCCTTTTTTGTTTCCAGTTCCAAACATTACAACCCTAGGTTTCCCATACGGAACCATATCAATTTTATTGACTAAGTCATGGCTGAAACACTGTATCAACTTCTTTGAACGAATTGTACTCGGGATACACTTATGAGCATTGAGGATCAAGTGATGCCCCCAAGACTGCATTTATAACTATGGTACTTAGTTGCTGTAAGCGAGTCCACCCATACCACTCATGATACGGAAGATGTTGTAGTTCACTGCATAGATACGGAAGTTGTATGGGAACAACTTACTTGGGAATGTTCCGGCTACTCCAGTCGTGATACTGTCATACACTAACGTGGCACTGTCAATGCGAGAGAAGTTACAGGTTCCACTGGGCTGGTGTTCCTCGGGCTGGATAGCAAAGGAATATACGTTGATAGGACTGTTTTGTCCAAGAATCAGGCCATCTGTTGCAGTATTCACAACTGCCCTGGATACGGGACCAAAGGCACCTCCGGTATGATGTTGGTATCTCTGAACCTTCCAGAAATAATCACCAAATCTCTCATCAAATCGATCCTGTCCATTGATCTGAATCTTAGCCCGATCCACAATGTCATTATATGTGAAGGGGCTTGTGAAACCGTTTGTCGTAGTGATAGATGACCCGCAATCTACATTTCGCTCATCTTGGAATACCCAAATCAATTCCTTGACGGGATGATTCAGTGTCAGATCAAGACGTCCTTGTGCTGTAGTAATTTGCTGTTGACCCGTGTACTGAAGCTGGTCAATCAGATACTCATGACTCTCCTGTGCGAATCTCCTACGCTCATCGACATCAAGATAGACATAATCAATATACAATGCCATGTCTTTCACCTGAGGCAGGTTGGCTGCTGCTTGAGACACAGATGCCCATTGACCCTTGGTGACAAGATCCGTTGCATCAGCCAATGTGATATTGAATCGAACCTCGTGGTACTGAAGTGCGATCAAAGGCAAAGCAAGACCGGGATTACGGTTGAACCAGAACTGGAGAGGCACATACAGAACATTGGGGCGTCCGTGGCATGTGTCGATGCTTGATGTTGCTCCACCCAATGTAGGGTTATTTCCTCCTAGCATCTGATCTAACTTGACAGATGTATCAAAATTAGCTGTCAACGATTCCCATAGGTGCAACCACTCTCCATAGTGACGATCAATGATCTGACCACCGATCTCAATATCAATTTGTTTGAGCAACAAATATCCTAGCCGACGCATGGCACCTCCCGTCCAAAGAACATCGTATGTCTTTCCAGTTTTTAGGAGGGTAGTCTCTGGGAGTGTGATCTCTACGTATGTCTTCCATACAAGATCTGCGTTACGATTGACCACTGCAACTACACGCTGGCCATAAATAGGAGACCCTGTAAAATTGACACGGAATGCCTCCATGGCAAAGTTGGTATGGCGCTTGTACAGCACCTTCCAAAAGGTAATGTGTGGATTTCCTGTGATATAGGCATCTTGAGCACCATAGGCGACGAGCTGTAAGAGACCACCACCCATTTGTGTTTATACTTCGGAAGGATAAAATCTCTTGTCTACGCAATGAAACTTTCTCGCAAGTTTAGCCGATGTGTACAATCTGTTCGAAGGACGATTAAGGCACGAAAGGGAAGTACCAAGGAGTCTGCCGCAATTGGTATCTGTACAAAGTCTGTTCTTCACACACGAGGGCGGACTCTCAAACGATACTCACGAAAGAGATTGGTCACACAGAAAAAGATGAAGGGAGGCGATGATCCAATCATTCGTGCGTTGAACAAAATAGAAATTATAGAGGGGGGCATCATCACTCGTCCAGGTGTGTTTAAGCGTACCACTGAAACAGTACAGCCACATTTCAAACTCACGGATACGACCGCACGTGAAACTCTGCGAAGTCTCTTATCACGCCCAGAGTTGAACTCAGAAGACAAGGCTATGCTTCGTGGACTCGTTACAAACGGTCACTATGAATACGAGGTTCTTGATGATGACTATACACCTGACTTCTATCGCATGCAACTAGACAATATAAAAAGAGTGA